CTTCTTCCAACCTGGAGAAGTAAATAATTTAATTTTACCCATGAGTATTTTACCATCCCACCAAGTTTCGAGAATAGAATGTGATACTCTATCTAAATCAATAAGTGAAGAAGATGGATGATTTAATTCATTTAACGCACCACCCTTTTTTATGAGAGTTTGATATTTTTCGTTTTCTCTCTTTAAAAGAACCTCGGGATAAATTCTTCCATTTTTATTTGGAGTGTCAAATTTTTGTAAAACAGCATAAAGAATAAGGTCTTCTGAAAAGTCCATATTCTTCATTTCTGATATTACTTTTTTGTTATCGTCAGGGGAAACATGTCCGGCATCATATTCAATTAAAATGCCCTTACCAGTTTCATTTGGACCTAATATCTTCATTTATACTTTTATTCATATAAATATATTGATATAGGTATTATTTTTTTGTTTTGTTAAAATTAAATAAATTTTTATCCTCTAATCCAAAATCAACAATTGTTTCTAATATATTTTTTGCTGAATTTTTAAAATCTTTTGATTTTATTTCTAATTGTTTTTCAACATATAAGGTCACTTCTAAATTCATAAATGACCTTTTTTCCAATTTGATTCCTTTAGTCCTTATATCTAAATCAACAATACTTTGTTGTTTAAAATTTTGATTTTTTAAATTGTATATAATTTCTTTAATTTTTCTTCTTGATTTTGAAATTGATAAATCAAAATCATCTGTGTCATTTATAGGTTGAAGCCAAGAATTAAATTTTAGATAAATTGTTTTTAGATTTTTATAATCCACCGTACCATACCCAATTTTTACATTTTTATATTCACCTAATGGAATATATTTTCCATTTTTCATTATTTCTTCATATTATCGTATTTTATGTGGTGTAATTAAATTATAAAAAAAAATAATTAGAAAACCAAAATATTTTATATATATTTGTAATATAATTATAAAGTATGTTGATAGTAGACTTAACCAAGGAAAAAAACATTGAATCTGCTCTCAGAACTTACAAAAATAAAGTTCAGAGAACAAGACAAATTCAAGAATTGAGGGAAAGACAAGTTTATGTAAAACCTTCAGTTAAAAGAAGAGAAGAAGTTTTAAAAGCTTCGTATGTTCAGAAATTAAAAAATGGTCTTTAATTAAGACCATTTTTTAATTGTGATAATTTGTAATAATTTAGTCTTGTGGAAGACATTTTATCGACCTCCTCTTTAACATTTTTTAGTTTATTTTTCAAGTCTAAATCATCTGATTCATTTAATAAAGTAGAGACTTTCTCATTAATTGATTCTTTTAATTGTATAAATTGGGTTTCAACTTCACTATTTGATAAGGATAGTAAATTTTTTAATTCCTTTTTTTCTTCTTCATTTAACGTATTGTCATATAAGACATTGAAATTATTTGTTAATACAGAATGTAAAAGATTTTCATTTTGTGAAAATTTATTTGTTTTGTTTTCTGAAATTTCTTTCTTGGTTGTTAAATAATTAACTAAATCAATTTTAGCCCTTACCTTACTTTCTATATTAAGAATATTATCTTCCTCTAATAAAGAATCTAATGTATCATATACATTTTGATACTTTGTTTCAACTAAACCAATTTTATCGTCAATTTTCTTAATTGTTTTTGATAATTTTTTTGATTTACCATTTAATGATTTACTTAATTCTTCGACATAATATTTTGCGGTATCAGTATCTGAAAAATATTTATTTTCAATATTTTCATACAACAAATACATTTCTTTGAATTCTTTATCTTCATTTATAACATTAAGGAGATTTTTCATTTCCTTTTTGTTTTCACTTGAGTACGTATCAACAAACTTACTTAATAACTTGGCTTTAACCATTCCAAATTTATTCATTTCTTTAATCGTTTAAAATATCTTTAATTTTATTTTCTATTTCATAAATATTCTGTTGGGCCTTTTCAATGTCAAACAAATCACTAAATTCCATTTTTTCATCTCCCAACATACCTAATATCTTTGATTTTTTAGATTCACTCAATGGTGCTTCTCCGCCAGCCGGTGCTGCTGGTGGGGGAGCACCTCCACCCATGTCCATACCACCACCCGCGGCGGCTTCACCACCACCCGCAGCTTCGACCTTCTTCCTTTCTTCTTCAGGTATACCATATTTTGAATCAACCTCATCAAATACTCCTGATCTCTTAATAATATTTTGAGTATTCTGTAATTCAAAACCAACCGCCCTTTCGAGACGTTGTTGTTGTAAATCAAGTATAACCTCACTATCACTCATACCAAGAATATTTTTCTTGGCCCATGTATGTGAAACAGGTAAAATACCTATTTGTGACTGGTCAGATGTTGCATCCTTATAAAGTGTGATTTTTTCTTTCCATTGCTCAATACGTAATAAATCCGATTGTGCGGAAGGGTTGGTTAATGATAATGAAAAATTATCTAATTCATCCTCTAAACCTAATAAATAAAGGTGAACAAGTGCAATTTTATTTAACTCTTGTATTACCGATTTTTGAATTCTATTAATCGTTCTAGCAAAACGAATATCCATTAACGCTAAACTCTTTCCTTCACCAACAACTTCTTCAAATCCTAAAAACGCTTTTGGGATACGTAATGCTGCCAATAATTTTTTCTGAATATATTCAATATCCGCAATCTCACCCAAGTTTTGAGCACCTGCTAATGTTTCAATTGGATTTGTCTGTGCAGGATCACGTACAGGTATGAAATAATCTTGGTCTACCGCCATTTGATTATATCTCATATCTACCTGACCATTGCGTGGGTCCGCAATTTGGTCACGTTTAAACTTATTAGCAACACGTTGTACATATGGTTCAATATCTTTATCATCCATATTACCAACAAACACTTTAAATACCCTTCTTTCAGGCGCTCTTGATGTTCTATAAATCAACATTGCGTCTTCTGCAAGAAGTAGTTGTTTCCAAATTCTTCTTATTTTATCCAACATTGAAGTACCATATGGTAATTTTCTGTCATCTCCAAGTAATCTGAAGTGAGCAACCTCCCAAGCCTGAAATTCCATATCTTTATTTTTCCATTGGAATCTCAATTCTCTTGTTGGTACTTTAGAATCTTTTGTTTGTCCTGGAGTTTTCGATGCCGCACCTTCAATTCTTTCTATTTCTATATTTGGTAATTGTTGACATCCGATAACGCCAGATTCAGGATCTATTTTTAAGTAAACAAAATTATCACCATATTTACACAAACCTCTGGTCCACATTTGTAAATTGGTATTAATATCTAACTTATTGTTGAATAAATCTATTAGGATATTTTTGATTCTATCTGAATCCGAATATATTGTTAAGATTTCTCCTTTCTCTGATAATGTGGTAGATTCTTCTGCATAAATGTCAAGCGCCGCGGATATCTCCGGAGTAAATTCCATTGATTCATAATCATAATATGCCGCCAAACGATTTGGTTCGTAATATACAGATTGATTATATAATGACTGATCAAGTTTAGTCCATTTATCTGCAATGTATTGTGTTTGTTGTGATTGTAAAAGAGCCTTTTCGTAATCTTCTCTACTATCTGTTTTTAATAATTCGTCTTTAGAAAAATTGAATGATGGGGTTTCATCGGGTTTTTTTTGACCCGGATAACCGAACATTCTTGTGAGTTTCTGAAAAACAGTCAAATTTTGATTCGCCATGTATATAAATACTTTTCTTTCTAATATAAACTATTTTATTTGATTTTAGAATCCTATTTACGTTTACTAAATAACCAAGAATATTCACGATACATGTCCTTACTATTATTGGTCGGATTGTTTTGGTGGTATAGGTCACCATTCGTCTGCATTGCCGCTATCGGATCTAATGAAGTACCATATGAATAGAACGATTTATTAGGCTCGTAGGTTCTTTCGGATAATACCCAAGACTCCAACATCGCTTTATTTTTGGAATCATTTTTTTGTAATTGATTAAAACAAATATCACTAGCATATAATGCCATTGATAAACTCATTATAGAATCATCATGAGCACCTTTCATGTGGTCAGGTCTTCCATTAATATAAACAAATGTATTCAATTCATTTAACAACCTATTTGACCTTACTTGAAAATTTTTTCTTAATTGTTCCTCAAATGCCGCAACTATTTGTGTTCTTTTATTATTAAAGTTTATACCTGGAATTTTATCCATGGCTTTTTTATTATAGTCCCATATATTTTGAGTGTTAATACCATCAATATAGAGATTCTTATAATTCATTTCTTGTAACTTTCTTGATGTGGCAATTCCCATACCACCCGTAATATCAATCACAATAAACGCGTCATATAAAATGCCCCACTTATATGCAACTGATGCCAAATCATCAGGTGGGATTTTACCAACATATTCTAAAACTTGTTCTCTATCATCAAAATCCACAATATTGATTGATGAAAAATCCTCACTATCACCTCTACTAACATCAACAC